CATTTGAGCAACGCGGGCAGATCTTTAACTCTTTATCTATTTGCATTCTCAAATAATATTTATTACATTCTTTACATTTAAATCGTTTGAAAGGTTTATCTGTTAAGTGATCAACCTTGCTTCGATATAATCTTTTTGACATCTGCATAGTATCCATTAAATTGTGATGTTCTTAAGTTATCAATTAATTCCCAATACTGTAGAGCACCTAATACATTTACTTTAACTATGTCACCTGCTTCTAATAGTCTTTCAGGTCTTTCTTCCCATTCACAAAAGATAAAATGATCTACTAATTTTCGTTGTCTTAGTATATAAATTAATTTTTGACAAGTTAAGTTGTACCATTTCTTTATAAATTTAACATCAACATTTCCATATGTTGGGCATACTCCATCGATTTCCCATCGAGTATCGTCTTGCCATTTATGTTCTTTAATCATATGCCATTCAAATATTTCACATTCAATGTCCATTCTGAATTGAATACCATCTCTTCCTCTTGGATTATATTTCTTTGAACGTTCATCTCTTTGATCTATAAAATCTTGTGTTACTTTAATTGTTGCTGTATTGAAATCCATAATAGGATCCTTTCTATTTATTAAAAACTCTTGTTAATATTCCTGTATTATCTGAATGATCTGGGCTTGTCCATCCAGCTGGTTTAATTAAATCAGGTAGTCCTAAAGGATTAGGTCTTCCAGGTTTAACTCCTACTTCTTTATTCATATTAGCTTTGTGAACTTTATCCCAAGCCCAATCAGTATCAACATTAAATATATCTAATGTACCTATAGCAATAACTATAATATCTATTAAGCCATCAACTATTTCTTTTGGATTTTTATCTGCAAAAGCTTTTAAAGTTTCTTCAAACTCTTCTTCAACAAAGTCTAATCTGAATGCAAGTAATTGTTGTAGGTTATTTATATTATTTTCTTCTAATTGTTTTGTAACCCATTCATTTACTTGATATTTCTTGTGCATATCCTCAATGTCAGATACCATTTTACTTTTTAAGTTCATATTTTATTGCCTCATTATGTTGGTAATTATCAATATGTAAGTCTTTAGGTTCAAAACTATACAAATCTTCTTGCGGTTTCAACGACCATTTATTTGATGGATGATGATAAAATGTAGAATTGATTTGCTTTAATGCATTATCAAAATGTTCTTCATATATATGAGCATCACCTATCACCATTTTAATATTTCTAGGTTTAAGTGCTGCACAATTTGCAAAGCAAGCTAACATAATACTAGCAAATATCATATCGCTTGGTACACCTACCATGAAATCACCTGATCTTTGAATCCATAACATGTCTACATCTTTACCATCAGTCCAGAACTGATAGCTGTGATGACAACATGGTAAATCTAGGTTTTCTAAGTTACCTGGATTCCAACCACTAATAACCATACGTCTATCATAGGGATCAAATAGTAAACTGTCAAGTACATTACCCATTTGATTTACACCATTGAAATCAATCCATGCATTACCATAGTCAACATTAATTGAACCATCTTCTTTAGCCCATTGATTCCAGTAGTTACAACCCCATAAAGTAAAGTCATCAACATGTGTTGGTCCTCTAATAATAGCTGCATATTCACCAGCAATACCTTTCCAAAATATTCTACGTGATTTAAGTAATGGAAAATGTTCAGAGATATTAAATTCTAAAGTTTGAAATGGTAAAGATTTAATATTGCCGTTTCTACCTTTTCTTAGATGACCTTGTGTAAGTATCTTACTTACAACATCAAGGTACTTGTAATCAATTGTATTACTCATCTTGTCCTATTCCTAACGTAAAGTTTTCAGCGCAGTCTTCCGCATATTGTTCGCTGTGATTAAATAAAGTTACTATATCATATACTTCATTACGAAATAATTTTACAACTAACCAACCTTCATTTACTTTCCATACTTCTGCTACTCTAGCAGGAGCACTGTCTGGTATTGATTCGTAGTATTTATGATGTAGTTTACCATGTTTATAACTCATTTTTATTATTCTCCAAGTACGCTGCATACATTGCACAGTAAACTGCCATATCTATAAGTGTATCTTCAAGTGCTTCAAAGTTTGTTTTTTGATTACCCTCAGCGATATTACGCATTCTTAGGTACTTAGTATGTATCATGTGAATATAAGATTTATCTTTAAATGGAAAGTAATCTTCTTCAGACCATTTACCGCCTTGATAATCTCTTGATTTCTTTTCTTTAAGTGATGCTGCTTCTACTAAAATTTGCGTAGCTGTTACTTTAGCCATGGCTTTTCCTTTCTTATTATTGATTGAAAAAGAGGCGTTAGCCTCTTCCTTATTTATATCTTTAATATATCTTTTAGCTTTTTCTCTAGGATATGGTTCTCTGCCATATTTCTTACAGAGTTCTTCATAATGTTCATACTTCATGGCGCCTACTTTCGGATGTCGGTTGTTAAAAATTTAAATGTCTCCTTAAAGACAATTTTACTTGGAGGTTTACATGGGATACGAGAATTGCGGAAAACATCCGAACTCCCTTAAGCAACTCAGACCCTATATGGACTCTGAGAAAGCTAAACAAATGCAGGCTAAAGGTGCTGAAAAGCGCCGTCAGAACCGTGCATTACGAGAAGCAATGAAGTTATCTGCTTCTGAATTTAAAAAAATTAGAGATGATATTATTACTGAAATGCCATCTGCTGTTGATATACTAAAAGTACAATTAGTAAAAGCTATGCAAGTTGAAGATCAAGATACAATAGAACGATTAGCAATTGCTTTAGCTGAATATGAGCAGCCAAAGTTACAACGAATAGATCAGACCACCCTAGCTGTTAATGCGGACGAGTTATCTGAGGAGGAACTTGCAGCAAAAATTCAAGAACTTTCGTCAGCAGGTTCGGATGTGGGTTAGAAATAAAATAAAGCCTGGAAGTATCTTTAAGATATTCCAGGCTTATTTTTGCACTCATCTCATAGACCGTCGTCATACTTATAATGTCCCGTAATCATTCACTAATTTATATTGTGAATGTAGGATGCAAGAAGTATTTGTCAGCTTATTGTGCAAACAGAAAGAATTTTTCGCAACTGAATCTACTGTTTTCTTTCTGAATTATTTTCATTAGGAAATGTATGTGCTAATCGTGAAATTTTATTAAGAGTTTCTTTACCAGATGAGGATAGTCTGTCCCACTCAAAATACATATCATCGATTAATTCTTTAAGTTCTTTCATTAGAAACCTCGCACTTCATAATGTTCGTCGATATAGTAATCGATTTTTTCTTCGACTGTAAGAGTTCGACATGTATCTTTATTAGGATAGATAAGTTGATCGAGATCTTCTAATGTTAAATCAAATTTTTTAGCGAGTTGTGTGAGAGTATTTAAGATATTATCTTTAATTTCACCTTTTTGATCTGCACACATAGTATTAATTACTTCAATACCTTCATACGCCATACTCGACATTGTGTCTTCGATGTTCATCGCTAACATTTTTAGTTTCGCCATTTGGTAATACTCCATCAAGTTTGAACTGTGAAAATTGGTAAGAAGATAATTTACGCATACGTTCCATGAGTTGATATTCTGCATGGACTGCTTTAATTCTTTTACGATTTGCCTCGACCTGCGCATCTGCACTGCGAGCTTCGATGTCATGCTTTAATGACTTAATAAATTGCCATACGTGCATGCCGATTTCGTCAGTGGTTTTGGTTACTTGAGGATCAAATGTAGCAGAATGTAAGTAAGTTAAATTATTACCGACGGCTTTTGCCATTTCTTTATCTATCCATAAATTAGACATAATTACTCCTATTTATAATATCGGATTGCTCTAAGAATAAATATTATTGGTAGAACAAATCCGATTACTGTACATATTGTTGTTAGCATAAGAACGATTATCCTTTATATCTTTAGCCGTTACTATTCTAAAGATTTATTTTAATTTATTTAATTGATTAACAAATATATTATTTCTATTTGATTGAGCATTCATTTTAGCTATGAAAGCTGCATGATCAGCACGTTGTTTCTTTTGCTGTTCAGTTACTGTGATACCGGTTTCTAAGAAGCTATAGTACATTCTTGTATATGACCAGTCATCTTCAACATATACTGCGAATGATGTAGCATATTTATGACGTAGACTATGAAAGCAACCAGGATGTACGAGTTTATTATTTATAACTCTTGGACCGCGACCTTGTAGTTTTACTGTTTTAAAAGTATGATCAAAGAATGATCTTGTTACTTTACGATCTTCGATCATGCCTTCGAGTAAATAACGCTTTAGCCATTTATTATGTTTCTTTATATCGAAACGTAGTTCAGCTAAGTTTGGATCGTCTTTTGATTTTATAGTAAATCTATAAGAATCTGTTCTATGATTGTTGAATCTTGCAGTATTATATTGCATTTTATTGCCTTTCATTATCATTATCTAATTCAATTTTAATACGAGGCTCGAAGAGTTCTTGAACATCGTATTCGGTTATTTCTTTTATAAGACCTATATCTTCTATTAAGCCACAAGCTGATAAGATATCGGTGCAATCAACTAGATCATTTGCTTCGAATACGATTATACGTCCTGCTTTATTTACAGTGCAGGCGAGATTACGTTTTTTAGCAATGAGAACAAGATGAGCTGCTTCTTCATTAGTTAAAGGATCTACAATAGTAAATTCTTTAGTATTATAAGCTATAGCATTAATAGGATGAGGCACAATAAAATCTCCGTTAAATTTTAAGTTTAGGTCGAGGCTTCGGCATTGGTTTAGGAGACCAGTGCATACAACCGATCCATTGTATTTGATAGGTAACTTTAGGATCATGTAGTTCTTTTAAGTGCGTAGTTATAGCTAGATCAGCACTTTTTCTAATTATTTCTTTATACTTTATATAATGTGCACGACATTCTAATCGACTTTTGAATGGTGAATGTTCGGCAACACTCGTATTGAAAGTACCGAGACTAGTTATGAATACAATTGTAACAAACCACATAATATTTCCTCTCATTTTATAGCAGTTTTTAATCATGCTGAGGATTACTCTTAGCCGATAAAATACTCCCTGTTTATACGTCTATTGACATATGTTTAATATATATAACAATACCTACACATATCAGTATGAATATAAGTATTGCAGTTAAGAATCCTAAAATAAATTCAAACATGATAGTCCTCGGATGTAGGTTTACTATAAAATAAGCGCCTAAGGATTAGCTTAGACGCTTAAATTACTTAGAATGGGTTAGCAGTAGCTGGTTCATCCATAGGTAATGGTGCTTGAGGTTCAGCATCTATATTAGTTACTGCTTCAAACATTGAATCACTGGCACCAGCATATTCTTTAAGATCTGTAACTTGTATAGATGTTAGAGAATTAGAGATACCTTCACGACCAGCAGTTTTATAATACATCTGATATACTATAACGTTGCCAGTAGAACCGTTTCCGATTTTAGAGACATCTTCCATTATAGTGGCATCAGCATTATAAACTTTTGGCGCACCATTAGAACTACCATCAGCTCTATTAGCTTTTCTTTTAAGTGAAATAGTAAAAGATTTATTTGCTTCGTTTACTTTAACATTAAAATGATTTGCTTTAAGTTCGTCTGCAAGTGATTTATCAGTAGTTTCAATTTGCAACTCATACTGTTCGGTGCCAAAAGGATTCACTGGTTTAGAAAGCTTTGGCCAATTTAGAGTTACGTTATTGATACGATAATTTCTTGGCGTAAATGTAGATAGATCTTGAGTCATTTTATTTCCTTTAAGGTTAAGAGAGTTTTAAGAATTATATTATAGAAAAAGAGGCGTTAGCCTCTTCTTAAAGTATAATTATGAGTGCTATAAGTAGAATAAAAAAGAATAGCAATTTACCGTTTGAGGTATACATAATTATGACTTTTGTTCTTGAGCATTTTTAGATGCTTCAGGAATTGATTTAACGAATGTTACAGTACCGTTAGGATTAACTTGGTATGTAATTTTAGGACGATGTAGTATAATTGTAGGTAATGTCATTATAATCTCCACGAATTTATGACTTAAGGTTGTAGGTTTATTTAAATATATTGTTATCTACTATATCTATATAAGTATGAATTATATAAATATAGTAGACGCTATTTAATATTTATATAATCATGAGTTATATAAACACAGTAGCTAACTACAGAGTAGCTTAGTAATTATAATTGTGAATCTTTAAAAGGGTTACGTAATTATAATTATTATAGAAAAAGAAGCGATAGCTTCTTAATTATTGTAGGAGAATATTTAAAAATACTAAGAGTAAGGAGGAAACTCTTAGTATTTTTAAAGGTATTTAAAGAGGTGTAAATACAAAGTTAGGTGGAGTTTTATAATTATTTATTTTAATTTTATTTAAGTATAATTTATAAAGCTCAGGTATTGGATTTTTAGATGGATATAATATATTATGTAAATGTAAATTATAATAATATTCTTGGTAAGGTGTGATATTAGTCATATTTACATTGAATTGAATAAAAGTAGGAATTTTATTATGTTCTATAATATAGTTAGAAAAATCTTTAAGTGTAGATGAAAAGTTTTGAAGTTCTATAGTAGAAGGTAATTTATATTCTATTTTCATTTGTTTAGCTTTCTTTGGTTATAGTAAGATTAAAAGAATTAATATTGAATATAATATGAATGTTAAAGTAGATAAAGCGATAGATATTATATTGTTTAAAGTAAGATATTTAATCATTATTATGAATCTTTATAAATGTATAAGCTTGGAATAATATAAAAAGAAAACATAATAATGTAAGAGAAGTAAGTATAAATAGAAAAGACATTATAGATCTCATAGGTTAATTAAAGTTATTTAAATTATATTATAGAAAAAGAAATGATAATTTCTTTAAGTATAAATGGTAAAGGAATAGTATAATAAAAATATTTTAGTAGAGCACTGAGAGTGTAGAATAAAGATAGCTCTAGGTTACTATAAGATCCGTAGTATAGTGATAGACTTCAAGTTAACTACAAAGAAAGATGATATAGAGATTGCTGAAGTATTATAAAGTGCGATATAGAAAGTTAGGGGGTAGCAAAGTATATAGGGTATATATATATATTTAAATTAATTAGTCTTATCCTTAGCCTCTATAGTATATAATATACATAGGTTCTCCCCCTCTTTAAGGAGACATTCTAACTCCTAGGGCTACTAGAATTTAAATGTCCCCTTAAAGACACTTATTCATGAGGACAAGTATATGAATAATAAAAAAGAATTATTAAGTCTTCTCGAAGAAAAACAAAAGCGTAATAAGCTTGTTAAGTACGAGAAAGATTTCACATTGTTTGCAAAAGATAATATAAAGATTATTACAAAGGATGCTAGAGCTGGGTTTGTAGATTTCAACTTTAACAGTTGTCAAAATATGATTACAGAAGCCCTGGATAAACAGCTGAAAGAAACCGGTAAGGTTCGTGCTATTATCCTCAAAGCTCGGCAACAAGGTATAAGCACGTATTGCGCAGGTCGAGTATTTTGGAAAACATATTTTACACCACATGCTAGATCAGTTGTGATGGCACATGATAGTGCAACGTCAGATGCCTTGTTTAATATGAGTAGGAATATCATTAAAAATATGAATCCTAAGTTTAGACCTAACGAGGTAAAATCAAATGCGAAAGAAATTGTTATATCCGCTCCACATTTTAAAAGAGATTCTTCTAATGAAAAACCTGTATCTTCCTATAGGTTGTATACGGCGGGTTCTCCGGAAGCTGGCCGTGGGACGACTCCAACGATTGCGCACTTATCGGAAGTAGCCTTTTGGACACATGATGAAAAGATACTGGCTGGTTTATTCCAGGGTATATCTGAAGCACCAGGTACAGAAGTTATACTTGAATCAACAGCTAATGGTGCAATGGGTGAATTTTATAGGTTATGGAAAGGAGCAATTGAAGGTGAGAATGAATATCTTCCTTTATTTCTACCGTGGTTTTCTACACCAGAATACTACAGAGAGCCTCCTGAATCCTTTGAACGCTCTTCAGAAGAGGAGTTACTAGTAGAGAATTATGGCTTAACAAGCGGGCAACTCTATTGGCGTCGGTTGAAGATTGCTGAAGGTGGGGAACTAAAGTTCCGCCAGGAATACCCAGCAACTCCTGATGAAGCGTTTATTACAGCGGGTTCATCTGTATTTGATACTGAAAAAGTTGCAAGACTAATACCTGTAGAACCAGAAAAGAAATACATATTTGACTTTGAAGCAACATCATGGGAGCCATCTAATGAAGGCAACTTACTTATATGGGATTACCCCGATTGGGATAGCAATTATATTGTTGCTGCAGATGTAGCTTTAGGGGTAGGTCAAGATTATTCAACAGCTGTAGTTTTAGATACAGAAAGAAAGGTTATAGGTTTATACAGAGATAATCATATTGATCCAAGTAAATTTGGTGATCTTTTGTTTTATCTTGGTAGATACTTTAATAATGCTTTACTTACTGTAGAAAGTAATTCTATGGGAGTTGCAACATTATCTAGACTTTCACAAATGAATTATATTAACTTATATAAACAAACTAAAATATCATCTATATCAAAAGAAGAAGGTGTTGTACCAGGTTTTAGAACTACACAAGTAACTAAACCACATATTATAGGTAACTTAAAAAATGCTGTAGAAAATGATGATATATGGATTGGCTCTAAAACAATTATACAAGAATTAAAAGATTATATATCAACACCTTCAGGTCGCACAGAAGCTGCACCTGGATGTTATGATGATACAGTAATGGCAACAGCTATTGCTTTAGAAACATTAAGAACTCATTATGATAAACTAACAATGAATAAAGTTCCTTGGTCTCAACGTGCAGAAACATATGTGCAAGATGAAACCAAGTGGCTATAGTTTCCCTTGTCCTCACTACTCCGGCGGAAGTAGGGGATAAATCCGCCATTATATAAAGGATATTAATATATGCAAAAAGATTCTAATAGTAAAGAAACAGAAGACGAAAATGAAAATCAGGAGTATTTATTATGGAAGAAGACCTATGGTTATGAGTGGCAAAGTGACGCCATGCGTAGGAGTGTGCCAACTAAATCTGAATAAAGTTTGTGTTGGTTGTGGTAGATCAATAGAAGAAATACGAGAAGCATATGAAAAAATCCTTACAAAAAAATAGTATGTATAATGAGTATGATGCCGATGGTGATGGTATTGTTACTGATGAGGAATTAGAGCACGCTAAGATGATTAAAGCAACAGAAGATGAATTAAGAAAGCATTTAGCACAATTAAGAATGGCAAGATATACTTTAATAGCTATGGGTGTATTTACATTAGCAATGTTTTTTGTAGATATAGATCGTGTTAAAGCGCTGGCAGATATTAGTAATTTATTTTATATAAGTGGTGCAGGAATAGTAGGTGCTTACATGGGTACAACTGCCTGGATGAATAGAAAATAGGAGGACATTATGTCAATAGAAAAATCAGGAGAAAGATTTGCTGGATACAATAAACCAAAACGTACTCCAGGTCATAAAACAAAATCTCATGCAGTATTAGCAAGAGAAGGTGGAAAAGAAAAACTTATAAGATTTGGACAGCAAGGAGTTTCCGGTGCTGGTAAGAATCCGACAACTGCTAAAGATAAAGCTCGAAAGAAATCTTATTATGCTAGACATAATGCTCAAGGTAAACCTACAACGAAGTTGTCGGCAAAATATTGGTCTCATAAAGTAAAGTGGTAGGAGTATTTTATTATGGCAGTAAATGCAGCAGGAAATTATACTAAACCAACAATGCGTAAAAGATTGTTTAATAGAATTAAAGCAGGTGGTAAAGGTGGTAGACCAGGACAATGGTCTGCACGTAAAGCTCAAATGCTTGCTAAACAATATAAAGCACGTGGCGGAGGATATAAGTAATGCCTTTAAAAGCAGGTCAGAAAAGTTTAAAAAAATGGGGTAAAGAAAAGTGGACAACCAAAAGTGGTAAGAATTCTACAGTGGGTCCGAAGGCTACAGGCGAGCGCTATATGCCGGCTTCAGCTATTCGATCTCTCACAGCAGCTGAATACGCTGCAACCTCTAGGAAGAAGAAAAAAGATACTAAAGCAGGTAAGCAGCATTCAAAGCAACCTAAAAAAATTGCAAAGAAAGTCGCGAGGCATAGATAAAATGAATATAGATAAATTAAGGGAAGAATTAAAAATTGATGAAGGTTATAAAGAATGCATATATCTCGACCATCTTGAGTTACGTACTTTTGGTGTGGGTCACCTGGTTACTCGTGCCGATCCCGAGTGGGAATATACTGTAGGTCATCCCGTTTCTACTGAAAGATGTATTGATGCATTTGAAGATGATATACAAATTGTATTAAATGATTGTAAAAATGTGTATGTCTTTTTTAATGACTTACCCGAAGAAGTACAATTGATTGTTGCTAATATGATGTTTAATATGGGTCGACCAAGAATGCAAGGCTTTATTAAATTTAAAGTTGCTTTAGCTAATAGAGATTGGAAAGAAGCAGCATTAGAAATGCAAGACTCTAGATGGTATAAACAAGTAACAAATAGAGCAAACAGACTTATTGAAAGAATGAATAATATTGATTGAACCCAGGAGCGGATCATGCCAAGATATGTAGAAATACCTAAAGAACAAAAACCACCAAAGAAACCACAAAAGCCTTTACCTAATGCTGGTAAGTATACATCAGAACAATTAGAAAAAGCTGCTAAGATTTACTCACCAATAGGAGGGAAATACTAATGGCTACTCAAGGTTATAAAGAAGCCGTTGATGATGAACAGCTTATAAATATGATCGAAGGTGGTGTATCAAATTCTACAGGTGATTGGCTTAATAGTTCCGAGTTAGCAAGAGAAAGATTAAAAGCAACATACGAGTATGCGGGTGTAGCTGATTTTCACTTAGCACCACAAGGTGTGTCAACTATAGTAGATACATCAACTACTGAAGTTATTGAAGCATATACTGCAGTATTAAGTGATTTGTTTTTAAACAATCAAAAATTAGCTAGGTTTATACCATATGATAATACACCTGGCGCATTTTCTGCAGCAAAAGATGCAAGTAATATAGTAAATTATTGTTTGTTTAAAAAGAATAACGGCTGGGAAATTATGCAGCAATGGATGAAATCTGCGTTATTATGGAAAAATGCTGTACTAAGATGGGACTATGTTGAAGATTATGAATACATATTTGAAGAGTTTGAAGAAATTAGTCAGGCTAAGCTTGATGAAATACTATCAGACGATTCAATGGAAATTGTCGGCAAACTTGAATATGAAAATAAAGTTATTGGTGAAGCAGATGGTTTAGGACCAGAAGTAGATTTAGTATATACTAATGTAAGAGTACGTAAAAAGATAGATAACTCAAGAGTTAAGCTAGAATTAATACCACCAGAAAATTTTCGTATTAGTAGAGATGCTACAAAGTTAGAAGATGCATCATATATTGGTGTGCAAACTGAAATGACTAGATCAGAAATAAGAAAGTATTATCCTGAAGAAACTGCAAATATAGATTCGTGGGATGATTTAGATGATGATGATAGCTGGTTAGGTACAATGAAGTATGCTGAGGATGTTGCTGCAAGAAAAGAAGTAACAGGCCAAGAATATTATCAAGGTGCAAATTCATATGAAACATTACCTACTGAAGCAAACAGAGAAGTAACAGTTACAGAATCATGGATGCGTGTTGATAGAGATGGTGATGGTATTGCTGAACTAAAACGTTTTATTACAATTGGTACACATATATTATTTGAAGAAGATATTGATTTTATTAATTTAGCATCAATTGTTCCAATAGATATACCTCATGAATTTTATGGTTTATCAATGGCAGACTTTGCTAGAAGTTCAACATTAGCTTCTACTGCAATACTTAGAGGGTTTGTAGAAAATACTTATCTTACAAACTATTCTCCTAAGTTAGCTGATCCAAATGTTGTTGATTTTAGTGCTTTACAAAATATGAAGCCTAAACAATTAATACCAACTAATGGAAATCCAGCGGGTGCTGTTGCATCATTACCACCTGAAACTATATCAACAGGTACTGTTCCTTTATTACAACATATGCAAACAATAAAAGAACAAGCTACAGGTATGTCAAAGGCAGCTCAAGGTTTAAATGATACACTTTATGTATCAGGAAATAGTGAAGCAAAAATGAGTGCCGTACAAAGCGCAGCACAAAAGCGTATACAACATATTGCAAGACGATTTGCTGAAACAGGTTTTAAAACTTTAATATCTGGTTTGTACGAAACAATGCATAAAAATATGAAAGGAAAACTTCCTTATAACTTGCAAGGTGTATATGGTTCTGTTAATATTGATATGCTGCCATCAAAGATGGATGTTGAAATACATTTAGATATTGGTGAAAATTCAAATACAACTATGATTAATAAGTTAGCTAGAGTAGGAAAAGAAATACTTCCTTCATTAAATCAACAAGGTGCAGGTTTAGTAATTAAAACTGATGCCCCTGCTGTATTAGCAACTAAGTTAATTGAAGCAATGAATTTAGATAGTAATGATTTTCTAGAAGATTATACAACAGATGAGTTTAAACAAAAAGCTGCACAAGCTATTGAAAAACAATCTAAAGATAAAATGACAGAAATGGAAGCTGCTAAACAAAAATTAATGTCTGATCTTGAATTAAGCAAGGCAAATATTAATTATACTAATGCTCAAAGTAAAAATACAATGGATGATAACTCAAAGCAATTAGCTGTATCTATTGATAAACACTTTCAAGAATGGGCAGACCTAGCCATCAAGGCTACTAAAGAAGGAGCAGAGTTACCTCCTCATCCTAATTATTCAGATATAATTATGATGGCAAGAGAACTATTAAACCCTAGTCCAGCTCCACAAGAGCAAGGACAGCCAATGATGGAACAACCACAGGAGGTTATTTAAATGGCAACAATAACAATAAGTGCAACAGGAACAGGTGCTGCACAATCAGGAACAATAACCACTGCAGGTGGTGCTGGTGGAGGCATCATATTAGTTGCTAACGACAGTGATGCTGCTATAACATTTGATGTAGCAACTGCAGGCACAACAGTACAAACAGGTATACAGTTACAAGCTAAAGAGTTTAAGAAAGTAACCGGTTTAAGTAATGGTGCACAAACACTTGTAAACTTAACAACTGCACACGGTACAGTTGCTCAAAGCGGCGATGTTGTGTACAATTACCTAATAACTTAAATATGGATAAATACCGACAGACAGCTGAGACGAAGCTGGGTAATACTAAATCTTATGGTAATCATAAAATTCATCCTGAAGAATTAGCGCGAAGGGCTCATGTTAAGGGTCACTTCGCTTCTAAGGAAAGATCAGAATTTTTTGATGAAGTATATGGAGAAGTCTTAATTGATTTCTTTCTTGAGTGGTTAAAGACAGAACCACATGAAACTAAATCTCGTGAGTTCCTCTACTCTTCAGCAATGGCACTAGGTAGTGTTAAAGCGAAAATGATAAACTTCGAGATGTATGGTAAAAACATACCACACTTACAGGAGGACAATAATGAGGGAAATTGATTACAATGCCTTATTAACTAATTTAAACGAAATGATAAATACATTAGATC